GAACCATATATTCTTTTAGTAGCACTACCAATCAATCTTTTATCTATTGGTCCATGGGCGTTTATTGTTTGTTTTAAAGCCCCTTTTATTTTATTTGTTTCAATGGTCTTTGACCTTTTTAATTTATCAATCAATTCTAAATTAGATTCTTCATACTTTGAGAATACATTTAAAACTAAAAGTAAAGTTTCATCATCTNNGAATTAAATCTTCTAATTCTTTTTCTAGGTTTTTATATTTTCTACTCATTTTCCAATGTTGAGAACTCTCCATTTATGAAGTTTATGTGTTGTGCTCTACCATCAGTATGTATGATAACATGGGATTGTAACCAACTACTAGCACCCTTGTTATACCCAACTCTAAGTTTGGTTGTGGTACCAACAGCTATAGCACCATCTTTTCTTCCTGGGCTATGATAATGACCAACAATTATTTTTGTATTTAATTGTCTGAATTGCAT